CGAGCGCCAAGACATCTCTATCCTTGACAGACACGCGTGTTTCCGCTTTTTCAACAGCGGCCTCTGCGTCGGCTAATTTTTCCGTAGCTGTTTCAACTGCCGTTAAATTTTCCCCAGTTGGATTGTTTTCAAAATCTGTTTGACTGTTGACCAGATCTTTTTGTGCCTCTGCAAGGGTAACTTGAGCGTCTTCAAGCGCCTCTCTATTATCCTCCTCTATAAAAGTACCACCCAAAAAGTCATCATACGTTGTCTCTCTCTCAGCCATTTCATCTAAAATCGTTTGAAGCGCGTTCTTTTCTACAGTAGAAGAGGGCAATGCGTCCCCCATCGTCGGATTTAGAATGTCGTCCAGTTCCGAGCGCGTAAACAGAGAGTTGTCTCCTGTTCTTGCAAGTGCCGCGTTAGCAAGTTTTGCGTCCGTCATCCGTCGTGTTGACTCATCCATAGCAAAGGCGTTCGGTAGAGGCATCTCCGCGTTTTCAGCAATAACGCTCATAAGAGCATCCGCCGATTCACCCAAGATATTCGACGAAATAGGAACGTTTTGAAGTGCGTTTTCTAGCGGGTTTACCTCTCGAGCATTGGCCCGGATTCGATCCAGAAAGCTTTCAGTCCTCACCGGCTTTGGCTCTGGAGGCAAAAGCGAAGTGCCAGACTCCAGTACACTCGCGTCTTCTATTGTAGTCATCCCCGGTCTGTTGCTTAAACGTGTCCTGACAATAGCGTCCCCCGGCTTTACATTGACATAACCCCCAAGATCCTCTGCGGGTTCTACCATCGTATCACGCAACGACATCAGATGTGGGATCGTATCGTTCAACAGCATTAACGTATCTTCGCGGATCTTCAGGTATTCCCCGGGCTGCGTAAAACCGGGGACGTTGATGACGTACATTTGAACTGGCTCAGAGTTTCCGCCGTTAACAAACGAAACAATACCGCCCATTTCCGACAAGGCTCTACGAGCATCGTTATTCCGAAACATTTTCCGGTTTAAAACGTTCATACTCGACCTCCTTGTGCAAAGCCAAACAACGAACCAATTCCTTGCCCACCACTAAGACCGTAAAGCCCCATGCCAAGCCCTGCAATCTGAGAAAACAAACTCGGATTAGGCGTCGTTTGCGTACCGATAGTCGTCTGACCCATAGGCAGACCTTGGAAAACATCAGAGTAAAAGCCCAGTTGCTGAAACGGTGCCATGACATTTTGGTATTGCGTCTGACGCTGCGCATCCAATTCGGCCTGACGCTGTTGCTGTTCTGCGCTGCCAAACGCAGCAAGCTGCGAAATGTCTCTGCCTAACATTGCCTGTTGCGCTTCTCCCAGTTTTGCTTGCTGCATACCAAGAGCACCAAGCCCTTGACCCACCGCCCCAAGCTGAGTACCAGCCTGCAAACCAAGCTGACCCGCTTGCAGTTGTTTTGTCAGATCATCCTGATACGCTTGTTGCGCACGTTGCGCCGCGCTTTCGTATCCTGATTGGCGCATCTGTGCGGCTGTTCGCCCTTGTTGCTCTAAAACATTTCTGTTCAACATGCCTTCTTGCACAGCTTGACGGGATCCGCCGTAAGCCCCCTGACCCACCGCTTGTGCGCCCAACGCCGCACGTTGCTCCGCGCCTGCCCTGCCAATGTCTGCCATCGCTTGTTGAACAGCCACGTCCTCATAAGGGTTCATAAACCTTTGTATGCCGCTAGGGTCAAACGCCCCAGCCTGCCCTATCTGCTGGCTGCGATTATATACGTTCGATAAAGCACCTGCCCCAGCCGTCCCCGCTGATATGCCCCCGCCCAAGGTGCTCGAACCAGCCTGCAACATAGGCATATACGAACCAACACCAGACATAGCCATCTGCATAGCCTGCCTTTGCAGTGGTGTTATCCCCGCAACGTCAAACCCCGGAAGCTTAAAGTCTTGTGTGCCTAACTCTTTGGCACGGGCAATTATATCCTTCTGGTACTGTTGAAGATAGTCGGGGATATTAGTGGTCTGTGTCGTAGTACTCGTAGGCATATCTATCCCTTTCTCATCTTCTGTAGATCATTGTACATCTTAGCAATGATCTTCCCCCGTGTTCCATTTGGCGCGTTCCCCACACGAATAGCTGCGCGTTCAACGTCCTTATCAGGATCAAGGTTCGCCAGATCTTTGTTCGACAACACAACCTCATTGGTAGATAAACGCGCTTCTTGAACAGGAACACCATCCTGATAAATCATCGCAGGAATAGAGTCACTGGTCCCGGTCCCGGGACCTTGAACCAAGCCGCCTTCAACATAATGCTTTACTTCGGCGTAAATCGGTAACGTTTCAATTCCCTCTTTCATCAAGTGATCTCCAAGATGCTGGCTACTACATGTAACCTGTTTGCCGTAGCTGCCGTGACTTTTAGTATCTCTCCCTCTTGTAACACAAGTGGAGCAGAAAGTAACTCCTCTGTGCCATTAGCACCGATAGATTTTGTTTTAAATAGACTATATTCGTCAGAGCCACTTGTCAGAGTCACCGTAATGGTGTCCGCGTTGCCACTATCCTCAGAAACCAAAATAGATTTAATAATAGCTGTTTTAAAGCTCGCGCAAGTGTACAAAGTCGTGGCGGTCGTGGTTGTTAAATCCGCTTTTGCATTTACATACGCATTCGCCATCAGCCCATAAACCACGCTAAAGCAGAACCCTCATCCTGTTGGATCGTGTTCTGATATTGAGTTAAAAAAACTGAAAAGGATCTTGCAACTTCTGCCATATACGATTGTGTATACTCGGCAGGAGGAATGGGGAAATATGGTAAAGGTGAATTAAGTGGCATTACCGCCTCCCATCAGGTCTTATATCTACACGAGGTATGCCAAGTCTCCAAAGCACGTTTGCATCGGTGGATTGTACCTTAAATGTAAAGCTGCGTCCACGTAACCTCGTTTGATATTGATTAGTATATTGATCCACAGGAGTCGAAGATGTTTTAGACACGGTATCTGTTTCAGTGGCTTGCGAGACTTGCCCCGGCGCATTCTTCGCACTTAAAATAAAATCAACAGAAGACGTAGCCGTAGCCTCTCTGAAGTTTATATCGGGCAACACACGACTAATAAATGAAAACTGTTGACCGTCCGCGATGCCTAAATCACCAGATTCCACAAAAGATGTCATCGCAGAACCGTCGTCCAAGGACCCCGTTTCCTGATTATACAAGTAGTTGTTTCCTCCTGTAGACACAGGAACATCTGATATACCACGATCTAACCATGCTGTACGAGCCAACGATCCAACAAACCAAATGTTTTCTTGGTAGTTGTAAACCACATACCTGTCATTGTCTGTGGCAGAAGAGGACGGGTAAAACCACCACACCTCTGCGTAGGATACATTGGATCCAGCAACGGCTTTCCCCGCCTCATCATAATTAAAATCATCAAACACATAGTCTCGAACAGTGCAGGGAATGCGTTGAACTGTACCGTTGTAGACGTAAAACTCAGCATTACCCATCCAAAACACGTTGTCGTTTACGGCAACCGCTGCTTTTGGACTTTGAATGGTAATGTTATTAGAGATCAAATTAATTCCGTAGGTAAATGGCGGTCCAATGAACTGCATGGAGTAAGCAGCCACATCTGTCAAAACCAATATTTGTTGGCGAGTTTCTACAGCCTGTACAATCTTGGACCCTGTGTCGATCCGCAGATCCCCCGCTGTGTTTGTAGTAGTCGGATACCACTCAGTTGGATTTTCTTGACTGGAAAATCGAATAAGCATCGGATCCTGTACGCCATCGCCTTGCGTTGCAGTGCTAGATGCCCCAAGGCCATCTGCACCAAATGCTATAACATGCCTGTCACGATCTGAAAGAAGCACTTGCGCAGCTTTTTGCGGAACAGACGTAACCGTGCCAGAACGTGTGGAAAGCTCTACCGCACGGGTGCCTAGTCCAGTGGTTTTATCCCAGTAAAACACGCCGCCATTGCGTTCGTTTATAATCAAATCTTCGCCAAAGTTATCATGCGACCAAACGCGAAGGTTTGATGTTGGCGTTGCAACACCTGTTGCTACACCCTCGCCCCAACCATTATAATCGTTAACACTGTCTGCGTTACCGACAATTAAGATAATTGTGTCGCCGTTTGAATGCGTCGCTGCCGTGGTGCCCTTAGCACCACGAGTCACAGTCAAAGTATCGGTAGCCACGGAACTAACATCCATAAGCTCAGACCCAACTAACACCACATCATTTGTTGCGAAATTAGAGCCCTGTCCCGTCGCTACGTCCACGCCTGTTTCTGAGGCATCAAGGTCTTCTGCAATCGTGGTTTGAAATGCACCGTTGTTTGTGCCACCCCACAAACCAGCGCCCCAACCTGTTCCTGCAACAGCGGCGTTGAGTCCGGTTCCTATCTGATATGCACCTACAACACTGGCTCCGCCGTTGCCCGTATCGCTCGCATTTGCCGTCACGGGTGTTGCGTCTAATCCCCCGGAAATAGTGATGCTCTCAATAGAACTTACCGTCCTTGCTGTGATGGTGTAAGAATTACCGTTAATAACACTGGCAACTTGATACTCTTGGTTTAAAATATCTGCCGTGATATTTCCGCCAAGAGATACCGCGCCCGAAAAAGTAACGAAATCATTTACCACACAACCATGGTTGGTGTCCGAAACAGTAATTGTAGAAGACCCATTTGTAGCGGAAAACGTAACAGCCCCTGCGGAGGTCGTTTCCCGAAGCGGAGTGACGTCTTTATATGCAGTGCCCTGCTTGATGTAGTATTTTAACTGAGTTCCAACACCTAAAAAACTCTCACCGCTTAATGCAACCCACTCATGTAACCCTCGGCATAAACCCAAAAAAGCGTTGTTTGACGCCTTTTCCCAACCATTTAACTTTTCTGGATACCCAAAACGAAACCTAATTTTGTCGCAATCCACCCAACCATTCTCTTCAGAGTATGGTGTAATCTCTTTGTTTATGCCGGGTTTGAAGCGAAGATCTGTGTAAGCCATTATGATTCATACCACACTCTAATTCTACCATTACCACCATCGGTGTGTCCATTATCTTCATCGTGCCCTGCACCACCACCCGGCACAGAACCGTTGGATAACCATGCGCCACCATTTCCTGCATTGGTAGATGTTCCTGCAGTACCGGGATTTGAAGACCCACCAGCACCACCACCAGCGCCCCAAATAGAAGAAACTCCAGCCGTGTTACTTGCTCTACCACCTTTACCACCATTAAAATCTGCTGCCGTGTTACTTGCAAATGGATTTGAGTTTCCACCAGACGTATCCCAAGTGTAACCACCTGTACCGCCTGTACCACCATCTCCTCCACCAGATGAAGACGTACCCCCTTGTCCTCCACCCGCTGTATATACAGTAGAGTTTGTTAGGGTAATTGTTGAGGCTGATCCACTTGGAGCATCTGTTTGTCTTGTACCCGTTCCAATAGCTCCTGCGCCAACTACGAAAGAAGCACCATTCAAGACACTTCCTCGTACAGAAGCAATGTAGCCGCCGCCACCTCCACCGCCGCCCATGCTATATTTATCAGAGCCACTTGCACCAGCATCATACTCAGACGTAGCACCGCCACCACCAATAGCATAAACAATCACCCACTGATCATTAGCAACGCCCGAAGGTTTTGACCACGTTGTATTAGATGAGTATTCTACAAACGTCATTCCCGTAGCCGCGCCCGTCCAACTGCTAGGAACTAATGGTGTAGCACTGTATTTTCTTGCGCCGTAAAACTGTTCAAGCCCTATAGTTCCAGACGTAGGTATGTTTGCGTTAGAGGCGGTCAAGTTAGGAACAAAAGAGCCGCCTCTATAATACTCTTTTAAAGAGATCGGATTGGTCCCCCCAAACTCTGTTTGAATTGCTTTTAAGCCTATAGTTCCAGACGTAGGTAAAACCATTAGAAGGTCACCACTGCTTGAATGTCATCCGCTGTTTGAAGAACTCCAGCGGTAGAAAGCTTAAACACGGTAGTACCTCCGTATTGAATTACAAGATTGTTGCTGCCATCTACTTCAAATGTCCAATTTGCCACGCCGCCAGACATTACAATCTCATTACCCGCTGTAATATTGTTACCCGCTGTAATATTGTTACCCGCTTCAATATCTGCAACAGCATATATATCGTTGTCGGTTGGGGTTGTGGAATCACCAACACGCAAGCCTTGTAGTACGTTTACGTTGTTACCCGTAAATGTAATGGCGCTTGAAGGTATCGCATTCGCTACAAATGCAGTTGTTGCAAGCAGCGTGTTGTTAGTCCCAGCCGAAGGCGTTGGCGCAGTGGGAGATCCTGTCATCGTCGGACTAGAAATTGCAGGGCCCTGTAGGTTACTTAGCGTGGAAGTATAATCGGTAACCGCTGCACCTGCGCCTGCGCCATCTGCAAGAACAATAGCAGATTTACCTGTTGCAATTGTAGTATTTCCACCAGAACCTTGCGTAATAATTAGCGCCTGATCCGTACTATTAAGGATCATGTACATTCTAGCTTTGTCGTTTTGTTCTAGCGTAACCGTGCACGTTCCGCCCGGACTTCCTGTAAACTTAATCGCCTTATAATGTCCGTTAGAAAGCACCGCCGTCGTAGAAAGAGCCAAGGTATATGACGTACCAGACAACGCAATAGATACGAACCCATTTGCAGCGCGGTCTATAATATCAAAGTTGTTATTGGTCGATGTACCCCACGTACCCGCTTCGTCACCCGTTCCAATTTTCTTTATTGCATTTGCATCTGTATATGTAGCCATAAGTTACCTCGTCACGCCGCTATCTCAGTATAGTTCGGATTTTGGTTTGGAGCAATGTTTGAATACGCGGGTGTTTGCGCTGG